ATCCAGATGAATAATTTTACAATAGTTCTTAGCAAAATATCCGGGGTTATTTAAGCATTTGCTATATTCTAAAACTTCATTTTTAACAAAGTTATGAACAACACCATCGCGCTTAATATTAACGTTACCAAGATAGGTATCATTCATCTTTCTTGTAATCGCTAATGTCAACTATCTTATCCTCATCATTATCTAAAAGCATACGCTGCAAGTCACTTGTGGAACCAATAAACACATTATTAGTAGTCTGATTAGCTAGCTCTCCGGTCTTTTCTTCTTTACTATAATCTTTATGTTTTTTATGAAGATCTATTAGGTTACCGTTAATATCAGCAACGTGTTTCATCATATTAGAAAACACTTCGAACGCGCGCGGGTGCTCGGTCGCTCGGGCGACTTCCATCATTTCCTCAAGTGCATCTGTACCTTTTGCTAGTAAGTCGTGGTAATTTTGTCTAGCGTATTCAAAATCATTATCAGCGTTATCTGCCATTATCTTTTCTCTGGATGTTCTAATTCACATTCACCACAAGTGCAAGATTCACATTCACATCCATCTACTGGACAATCGTAAGTGTGCTCATGGCATTCATGTCCGCAATCTGGGCATTCCCTCATTTATTTCTCCTATGTGCTATCAAAGTTAAACAGATAGTCGTAATCAGATGAATCGTTAAACCCATAATCACTATCTGCCGAAATAGTAAAGGGATTTGGTTTTGTTCTAAACGAAGCTACCTGAAGATCCGAATCTGCCAACCCTCTTCCAATTTCATATACATCTGTCTGAGCAGTACGAATAACTTTAGAATCTGTAATCGGCCCGAAGAAATTAATCCTCATATCAAATGTTAAAGTATAGACAATAGTTCGTCTGGCCTCAAGCGCATTTTCATAATCATCAGCAAAGTCTACCCCAACCAAAGCAATCGGTATATCCTCTTTAATATCAGGGTAATCGGCAAATGGCTTCATAGTTAATACATATTGGGGATTAAAGTATGGTAGAATCTGTTCTACAATCTGAAGCGCATCATCCTGGTTCTTGGCATAGATCGATAGCTGGAATCCTACATTATAAGGAACAAAGCTATAGAATTTATTTCTATTACCATATCCTGAACCAGTTTGAGTAAAGTTATTTGTTTTTTGCAGCTGACGTGCTGGGTCATATGCAATAGTCGTAATCTCAAAAGACATACGAGGAAGCTTTACTGCAATTTTAGAATCTTCAAGAAGATCCGGCTGGGATCTAATACGATCAAGGAACTTACGCTGCGGCGCGTATGATAATGGAACCTTAATCTGTGATATGACTTGGCCAGAAGAATTGGAGCGAATAACATAAAGGTCACTAAAAAGTGTACCGAATATGGCAACACTTTTCCTTAGCTTCTGATGATAAAAATGTGTTCCAAACATGGCTAACCTTTATATATTAACTGTAGGTGAGTTTCAAACTCTTCAACCTTAGCCAATCTATTTGGCCATAGGATATATTCTTTTTCCGGATTCTTCTTTAAATTATTTAAAAGAGGTATAACGGTATTGTATAAATTGTCAAGCCTTTCCTGTGTAGTCGTGGCTAGTTGTTCCGCATTATCTGCTTTAGCAGCAGTCTGTTGAACTGCCTGTAGCTCGTCCTCATCTACCGCTGTAAAACCAAAGTCAAATAAATCAGTCATTTGGATCTCCGAATGGATTAGATTCGCTAAAGTCTAGGAAACCGTCAGTAAATGTTCCAAAGTCGGTATTTTGTTCGATCTCAGAGATCTTATTATCTTCGTTAACTGAGGATATTAATACCGGATTTACTTTTTGGCCCCTAGAATTGTACTGATAGATAACACCATCAGGAGCAAATTCATGGTACTTACCGTCATTAGCGCCAATATGGATTAGGCTTAATGTGTTAGTATTAGTGTTCCATTTAATAACTTCACCAGACATACTTACACTATCTGCTAAATCTTGATATACCAAACCACCCGTTTCAAAACCGGAACCAGCACTATCTAAGTTTAGTAGATATGTGTATGCATAGTCTTTTTCAATATCGTCAATTACTTCTACACCAGTTTCAAAGTCCTCGTCATTGTACTCAAATAGTTCACAACGTAATTTAAATACCGCGATATTACTTAATTGATAAAATGGTTCTTCGTGTTCTACCATCATCACTTGAAATAGCTTATTGGATAATGGTAGATAAACTAGGTCCCCTTCAAAAGGTCTAGCGCCTTGGATCTCATTATCGTATCTTGCAACCAGCTGTGTCCATCTTTTTCTAGAAACTATAAATGTTGCCTGATCCCTAATCTCTACGCCAAACTTAGTAAATAAATCTCCTTCCCCGCCAAAGCCCTCAATGTTCTCAAGGTACATTTCAATACGGTGAGATGAGTTAAATCTAGAAGGAACATCGTCACCTAAAATTCTATCCTCGTTAACGATATCTCTTGGAAGATAGTACACGTCCTGACCATACATTCTTAAGGATTCGATAACTAAATCCTCGTACAGTTGCTGTTCGGACCTTACTTTTTGGCTGAAATAGAAATTGGTTGCCATGTTTTATCCTACGAAGAAGTCGGCTGGAAGTTCGTATTCTAGTCTAATTCTTTCTCTTAATTGCGCAATTTCATTAATAGCATCTTCATAAATTTGTCTGCCGTTAATTTGTACACCACCTGGAAGCTGCATACCCTCAAACTTCATAAGGTTTGACCCCCACTGACGTTTTACCAGGGCAACGCTATATTCTTTTAACCAAATATCTTCCCAGACCTGATTAAATGTGGATTCATCTATATAGACATAGGCTTCAAGTATAATATAATCACCCTCTTGAATATCTTTATCCTCGATGTCTCCCCGAATATAAAGTCTATTTTGTCGTCTTGCAAAGTTAACTTGTGGCGAACCAGTTAACCTTTGATCCAACAATGATAGGTACTGCTGCATCTGCTCATAGTAAGCTAGGTCACCAATGTAGGTATGGATATCAGCAATGTCATTGAGATGCATTTGGTATTTAATATCAAAAAAGTTTCTAGCTGAGCTTGTGCTAGATCCTACGCTGAACATCTTAATTATATGTAAAGCATCTGACTGAACAGTAATGTATTTGTTACTAATATCAGCTGCGGTCACCAGATGCTTAATATATGTCCTATGTACTGCATCTGAATGGAATTCTCTCCAGTATGCCAAAGCTTCATCGACACGGTCTTCCATCTGTTGTTCTTCAACGTTGATCTCTATAACAGGATCGCCTAAGCTCCTTTTAATATAATCAATGAATTCGTCTCTACTGGTAATTGCCATGTTGACCTCTGCGCCTAAAAGTGTTACTCTTATTTATAACAATTAAGAACTGGTAAAATAATAGTCTTTGTCATATTCGTTTTCTTTTACAAAATCAAATTTAAAACCCGTATCAACTAAAAATTGAAGTATACTATCTGTATCGGGCTGATCATTCAGAATTCTGATTACAACTTCTTTGCATTTTTCTAACAATAGCACTGATCCATTTAGTATTTCTAATTCCCTTCTCTGTGAGTCAATTCGAATACGATCAGCAAATTCGCCTACAAATTGAGGAATGAGTATATCTAAGGGTTCATCGTTAAAATTTTCTAATAATAAAGTTTTCTGATCATTGTTGACTGTGCTATATAAATTATTTCCTTCGATGTCATACGTAAGTTTTTCAGCTTCTGTTGTTTCTTTTTCTTCCGAAGCTAACATGCTTTCCACTTTAAAATTATGCTTACCTATATGATCGCATATAATACTTGTATCTGCATACAATTTAAATCCATGATTTTTAGCTTTCATACAGAAATACACATCTTCAGATAAAGTTTGCGAGTGGTCTAAAGCAGATGAATAGACAAAATGTGGATAGTCCATATCTTTAAATACTTTACCCTTAATAAGCGCGCATCCTAAACCAAATGCATCAACCTCAATTACACTATTCTGGGGTAGTTCATTTGTTTGGTAGTTTAAATGACGTCCATCTTTCAAGTAATATAACTCGCTAGTTTGCTTATCATGGAATCTTTGAATATAAACACCACTTACCGCATCTTTATCATAGGATAACATTTTAGTAAGGGCATCTTTAGGCACAACAATATCGCTATCAATGCTAAATAGGTAATCAAACTTTTTACCCCAGTCCGCGATTAGATTTCTAATCTGATCTATTTGATAGCCATAGAAAAACTCAAAGTGTGTTTCGTATCCTTCCGGAACAGACATATTATAAATGGACCTAAATGTATCAGGTTCAATCCCAGCATTGGTAGGAATTGCTATAAGTATTTTCTTATTTTCTGTCGTCATACTATTGCTTTCTTCTAAAGAAATATTTTTATAAGATCTATTCGCGTTTATATTTTGTTCTTCGGCATTTATTTTATAATCATTTAGTGGATTTAAATCGTTATAGTAGCAGAATATTTCTTGGACTGCTTTTACTTGTCGCCAATCAACTTTTTCAATTAGCTCATAAAATAACGGGTTATCAGCCCCGCTCATTATGTAGTTTCCATCGTCGTCTTTAAATCGGCTAGTGGGGATATTTCCGAAATATTTTGCTTCGCATGTTCTTAAATGCGTATAAGGGATTTTCCAATTAAATAAATGGTTTCTATAATCTTTATTTTTCTTAATTCTTTCAGGATAGTCTTGCGCTATTAATGGAATGCCATCTGCAAGACTCCAACATGATCCATAGGTAAAACAATATCCTTGGTCATATAACTCATTATAATAATTAAAAATTGTATTATTACTTACTAAAAAATCATCCCCGTCCAGCAACATTACAATATCGTCCGGATTACAATAGGTTGTAATCGCATGAAGCTGATTAGCTATGCAGCCTTTTCTGACTACATTATCTATTATCATTCTCTTAGGGCTTTCTGATCCGCTAATAATGTCAGAACTTCCATCTTCGGATGCATCATTTATTAGAATGTGCAGATAGTTATCATAATCTTGCTGATCAATAGACTGGCAATGCATTTTTAAATAATTTTCAGCATTTCTAAAGGGAGAAATTATGACTATTCTTCTCTCCTCTGTAGTTTTTCTTACCGCCTGTCGTTCAACTTCGTTTAGAAAAGTTTTGTTAAAAATTCTATTTACTTTATCATTAATGTGTTGTGCAGTTTTATACTCATAAGGGGGTAGATATTTTTCTAATTTGAAATATATGTGCTGCTTCCATTGTAGAGCTACGCTATGCCAACTATGGATATCATTCAGAATATTACAATATGATCTTTTTTGATCTAGTAGATAATCGTCATTATATGCATTGATTACTAAATCTACAAAAAGATCTGACTGTTTTTCTTCATTAATATTAGGAAACAATCCATTTGGCACTGAAGCATAATCTATTTTATAACATGCTAGGTCTAAAGCCGTAGATTCTAAAGCACCAAAGTTACATGTAATAACGGGCGTATTATATAATAAACTTTCTAAAGTTGATATACCAAACGTTTCAGGAAAATCGGTGGGGTATAGCATAAACCCAGCTTTTCGTAGTATTTCACCTATTTCATTTTGATTTATAACCCCTGTAAATGTAACATCCAACGCAGGATCTATATTTTCTTTAAATGCTTCTAGATCTTTCTCTTGAGCGTCAGGCTCGGCCCCTTCCCTAAATCTATAGTAACCGCCTATTACTGTTAGTTTTGCTTCAGGTATTTTTTCTTTTACTTTGGGCCAAATGTGATTTAGTAAAGGTTTTAACCCTTTTGTTACAGAAGCATTATAAACAAAATGATTTTTTTCTTTATATCTTAAGCTAACTTCGCTTTCACCTCTTTTAACCGCCCCATTTCGTGTTTGGAAGATTTTATTTTTTAAGACTTCGAAATTTCTTTTAACACCATGCTCGCAATTTAAAACATAATTTGTATGAAAATCAGACAAGGTGAATAATTGATCAACTATTCCTTGATTAAGCATTGTTTCAATATGCTCGTCACCCTCACAGAAAGTATCATGCATCCATATTACTTTATAGTTTGCCCGGCTACACATGTCTGCATATTTGTGGCCAGCCATAAACGGAAAAACTGATCTAGAAGATATAACAACGTCATAAGATCCAGATACATCTGCCTTAGAATGATCTACATACTCAACACCGTTATAATTACCTGGATTAGCCAAAGAATCTTCACAGTTGTTAAAAACTGTAACATCAAAACCTAGTTTTTGTAACTCTTTAGACATAAGAATTACGGCAGATTCGGAACCGCCTAATCCTCTAGATCCAAGAGTATATCCATCATAGGTTAAACCTAATAAATCAATAATCGCAATTTTCATA